TACGGTGCACAAGATGTGTATTTAACAGGTAATCCTCAAATTACCTTTTTCAAAGTAGTATATCGTAGACATACTAACTTTGCTTTAGAATCTATCCAACAAACTTTTAATGGTTCTGTTGGCTGGGGCAATCGTGTAACTGCTACCATTTCTAGAAATGGTGATTTAATCAGCCGTGCTTATTTAGAAATGTCAACTACTGCTTCTGCTGGAATAGTCCCAATGGTTGGTTTACGTGCTATTAAATATGTTGAATTAGAAATAGGCGGTCAAAAAATAGACAAACATTATGGTGAATGGATGTATATCTGGAATGAATTAAGTATGCCTGTCGGCAAAAAACAAGCTTATTATAATATGGTTGGTGGAGGCGTCGGTGGCGCCACAAACCCTGGTACTATGTATGTTCCTCTTGAATTTTGGTTCTGTCGCAACGTAGGTTTAGCATTACCTTTAATCGGTTTACAATATCATGAAGTTAAAGTAAATATTCAATTTGCTGAAGCTTCGGAGGTTGCTTCCACTGCTGGTGTATTATCTGCTTCCTTATGGGTAGACTATGTATATTTAGATACTGATGAACGTAGAAAATTCGCTCAATCTTCTCATGAATATTTAATCGAACAATTACAATTTACTGGAAAAGAACAAGCAAATAGAAAAATTAAATTAAACTTTAATCACCCTGTTAAAGAATTAGTATGGGTTGCCGAATGTGCTAACAGAGACAGAGTTAATTGGTTAAATTATACTAATGATGATGATGCTCTTACTACATTCGCTGATAAAAAATATGAAACTCTCGCTCATCTTATTGGTCCTGCGGGTGCGGCGGCCAATTTGGTATCTAAAGCCAAACTAACACTTAATGGCAATGATCGTTTCGCTCAACGTGATGGTATGTATTTCTCTATGGTACAACCATTCCAACATCACGAAAATGTACCAAATAACGTTGGTATCAATGTTTATTCTTTCGCATTAAAACCCGAAGAACATCAACCATCTGGCACTCTAAATATGTCTCGTATTGATTCTGCAACATTAGATTTAGAATATAATAGTGATGGAGATACTGTTGATATGGTATCTGTATATGCTGTAAATTATAACGTATTACGTATATTATCTGGTATGGGTGGTATTGCGTATTCAAACTAGATTACTAATTACTTATTTTTTTTCTTAAATAATATAATAGAAAGAACAAAAATAAAATGGGTGGTGGTCTCCTTCAACTCGTTGCTTATGGTGCTCAAGATGTATATTTAACCGGTAATCCTCAAATTACCTTTTTCAAAGTAGTATATCGTAGACATACTAACTTTGCTTTAGAATCTATTCAACAAACTTTCAATGGTTCTGTAGGTTATGGACAACGTGTTACAAGTACTATTTCTAGAAATGGTGATTTAATCAGTCGTGCCTATTTAGTTGTTAATACTACTGAAACTAAATGCTGTCCCTATTATGGTTTACGTTTAGTAAAATATGCAGAAGTTGAAATTGGAGGGCAAAAAATAGATAAACATTATGCTGAATGGATGTACATCTGGAATGAATTATCATTACCCGTTGGTAAAAAAGATGCTTATTTCAGTATGGTTGGTGGTGCTGGTGGTGATTTAAGTGGTAATTTATATATTCCTCTTGAATTTTGGTTCTGTCGCAATGTAGGTTTAGCATTACCTTTAATTGGTTTACAATATCATGAAGTTAAAATTATTATTCAATTCGCGTCTGAGAGTGAATGTAACCAAGTAGGGCAAACAGCAACGGGTACTGGTTTCAATGCATCATTATGGGTTGATTATGTTTATTTAGATACTGATGAACGTAGAAAATTCGCTCAATCTTCTCACGAATATTTAATTGAACAATTACAATTTACCGGTAAAGAAGTTGCTGGTAATAAAATTAAATTAAATTTCAATCATCCTGTTAAGGAATTGGTATGGACCGTGCAAACTGATAGTCCAAATAATGATAATTGGTTTAACTTTACTAGCAGTGCAACTGCTGTTACACAAGCTACCGCAGGAAGTTATGATGCCGTTAATGCATTAATCGGGCCAACTGCGTCCGTAACAAATACTGTTAAAGAAGGAAAATTAACATTAAATGGCAATGATCGTTTTGCTTCTCGCGATGGTAAATATTTCAATTTAGTACAACCATACCAACATCATGAAAATGTACCAAATAATGTTGGTATCAATGTATATTCTTTTGCATTAAAACCCGAAGAACATCAACCATCGGGAACTCTAAATATGTCACGCATTGATTCGGCAACCTTAACATTAGATTATGTTTCTGGTGCGGGGGGTTCAGGTAAGTCAGTTTCTATATATGCTGTAAATTACAATGTATTACGTATATTATCGGGTATGGGTGGCATTGCTTATAGTAATTAAGTTTAATTATAATAATTTTTTTTCTTCTATTATAGTATAAAAGTAACTTAAAACAATGGGTGGTGGTCTTCTTCAACTTGTAGCATATGGTGCACAAGATGTATATTTAACAGGTAATCCACAAATTACTTTTTTTAAAGTAGTTTATCGTCGCCACACTAATTTTGCAATGGAAGCAATCGAACAAAGTTTTAATGGTAATCCAAGTATAGGGTCCCGTGTTAGTGTATTAGTAACACGTAATGGTGATTTAATTAATAGAGTATATTTTAAAGGAACATTAAAAAATACAGCAAGTTCTGGAACTAAATTAGCACTTGTTCCATATTATGGTTTAAGATTACTTAAAAATATTGAATTAGAAATTGGTGGACAACGTATTGATAAACATTATTCTGAATGGTTATATATTTGGAATGAATTAAGTATGCCGGTTGGTAAAAAAACTGGTTATGATGTAATGGTTGGTGGCAATGAAAGAAATACGTCTGTTATACTTGATGGTGGCGATGAGGTAGAAGTATATGTACCTTTAGAATTTTGGTTCTGTCGTAATGTAGGTTTAGCTTTACCATTGATTGCTTTACAATATCATGAAGTTAAAATTAATATGGAATATGCTAATGCTACTGAATTAGTAGATAAAACTAAAGGTAACTTTTCCTATTCTCTTGTCGATGGTATTCCTAAAAAAAATGCCAACGATAATGATACTAATAAAGGCGGAACACTATCTTTGGAAACTTCTCAATTATGGGTAGATTACATCTTTTTAGATACTGACGAAAGAAGAAGATTCGCACAATTATCTCATGAATATTTAATTGAACAATTACAATTTACTGGTGCTGACAAAATTACTGCGTCATTAGGTGACGCACTTAAGAGCATAAGAATGAATTTCAATCATCCTGTTAAAGAATTAATATGGACTATTAAACCTGATTCGCAGGAAGGTGCAACCACGACGACTCTTGGTATAGGCGAGCAAGCTGGGGAAGACAGCAAACCATATTGGAATAATTTCTCAAGTGATGCGTTTAATCAGTATAATCACGTTACATCGACGGGCGTTAGTGATACACAAGGAGATGATATTAATAATGATGTACTTCTTACTTTACCAACAAATCCTGTCAGAAAAGCTAAATTACAACTTAATGGCAATGATCGTTTTGCTGAAAGAGATGGTATGTATTTTTCTACAGTGCAACCTTATCAGCATCACGAAAATACCCCAAATCATTATAGATTAGGTATTAATGTATATTCATTTGCATTAAAACCAGAAGAACATCAACCATCTGGTACTCTCAATATGTCTCGTATTGATAGTGCGCATTTACAAGTAGCAAGCAGTATAACTGGTTTAATAAGTGTTTATGCAATTAACTATAATGTATTACGTATATTATCTGGAATGGGTGGTTTAGCATATTCTAATTAATTTTTTTTATATAAATATAAAATAATATTATAATAAAAAATGTTTAAATTTATTAAAATAATTTTATTTGTTTTAAATATAAGTAATTTAAAATGTGCTAAATCTTTTACTAAACCTTACATATTTAATGTGAATAATCTACATTTTAGATCAAATACAAATATTATGGCACTTAAAAGATATAATAATTCAATTAGTAAAGATAATTTAAAATTGCAAAAATATCACGATACTACAAATTATTTAAATACATTAAATATAAAAAAAAATAATATTACTTTAATTGATAATAATATATCTAGTGGGAAAAAATATACAGATCAATATTTAAATGAATTAAATCATAAATATAAATTAAAAATAGAGAATAATAAAATATCAAATAGAAATATCATACATAAAATAAATATAGATGATTTAATTATGTTTAATAATTTTATAGATGCGATATATTATAATTCATTAAATATTAAAACAGATAATATTATAATTGAATTTAAAAATAATACAAGAAAGGTATTTTATTATGATAATATTAATTTAAATATTACAAAAATTATAGATATTAATCAAAATATAGATTTAATAAATATTAATGATTATCCATATTATATCATAAATACACCTTTTGCTATTTTAATATGTGAACAAAAATAAAAAATAATAATAGAAGTAATAAATTATAATGCTTATTTCAATAAATACTTATAATTTTAAAATATTAGTATTTTTAATATTCATGATATTTACATGTTTAATATTAATATTAATTATAAATAATAATAATCAGACTGAAGAATTTGAAAATATTATTAATGTAAAAGATGAAAATAATATAAATGCTAGAAAAAAATTAGGATTAAATTCTGACAATGAAAATATTAATAAAGGAGATAAGGGCGACAAGGGTGATAAGGGTGACAAGGGTGATATAGGAATTAAAGGTGACCGAGGAGAATATGGAAAAACGGGAAAAAAAGGGAAAAATGCTTCACCCATTCCACCTATGAAATTTATTGATAAAGAAAGCGGAGAAATATTAGGTAAATTTCCGGAAGAAAACTATCCTTCTATAGAACAACAAGCAAAGGATGGTATACAGGAAATTATAATACCAATTCCACGCGGTAAAGATGGCGATAAAGGTAATACTGGTAATAAGGGTGATAAGGGTGTAACTGGTTCACAAGGCAATAGTACTTTATGTGTTGGCAAAGGAGATACAGGAGATGCAGGCGGTAGAGGTCCACAAGGAGAACAAGGGGAACAAGGAATACAGGGTGTACCCGGAGCACCAGGTATTCGCGGGGCAGTTGCACAGATGGGTTTACCGGGAATTCCTGGTATGAAAGGTGCGCCAGCAAAAGATGGAGAAATTGGTCCTGTTGGTCCACCTGGAGAACGAGGTCCTCCTGGAGAACGAGGTCCACAAGGTCCAGTCGGACCATTAGATATTAGAAGTATTCCAAGAAATAAAAGAAAAGAAGGTAGAAATAACCATAATGCACATGTACCATTTATTAAAATAGAAGAAAGAACAATGGGTGGTAATGGAGGACCAAATAATGATATATGGTTTTATAGATGGGGTGATAATTGTTTATTTTATGCCATATGGCATGATGGTGGTTCTAGAAAACCAGGATTATTTCATTTTAAATCTAGTCACGTGTCAAGACATCATCCCGATGCAAAGCAAGGAGGCCACAGATGGCAAATTCCAAATTTAATGGGTGGTTCTGGACATGGATTTGCAGATTGGGCTGAAATAAGAGATGGGGGTAGTATTAAAATTTGGGTTCATAGGGTACCAGCAGGAACAAAAGCATCAATTATTCAACTATGGTGGGATAACTAGATAGAATCTAATTTATTTGAAATAGTTGTTAATTTATCATTAATTATTGATAAATCTTGATTATTTTTACGCATTTTTTCTAATGAATAATATAATGCCATTCTAATATGTTTAACATCATATTTACTTTCTAATTTACTTGTATCTAAATGATTATTGCTTCTTTTAGATTTTAATATTTTATTTTGCTCGTAAATAGAGAAATTATCCCATTTAAATTTATTGTCAACAATATCTGTATATAATTCTAAAATTTGATTGTGTGATATTACACCTGGATTTGTAAAATTATAACAACCTGTTTCTTTATTAATCATCATTTTTAAACATAATGGTAGCATATCATCTAATACAGTCATTGAATTAGAAATACTACATATTTTGTTATATTTTGTTATTTTTGTAATAAAATTTCTTTCACTATTATCACTTGAAATTGGCATTCTTATTCTCAATATTAAGGCATTTGTTTGCTTTATTAACATATCAGTAAATCCCTTAACAATACTATAATTTGAACCAAAAAAATTGGGTTTATCATTTTCATTAAATTTAGTAATAGAATCATCAAAAATACAACCGGTTCCAATATAAGTGAAATGAATATTATTTTTATCAGAAAATAAAGCTAATGATAATGGTACGTATAAATTATCATTAATATTTTCTTTTAATGTGGAAGGATCTTCTAAATAATCTATAGTATTATATTTTATATCATTAATATAACCATGTGTTCTACCGCTACAACAATATAAATGGGTTGTATTATATTCTAATATTTCTTTTAATATATTATCATCTTCTGCACGTAAATTTGAATACTTATAATTAATATTATTATTATCTAAAATATTACAAAATTTTTTACCAATCCAACCATTGTGACCAATTATAAAAACATTCATATTATTAACTATAATAAAATTTATTTTTAAATATAATTATAAAATAGAATAAATATATATGAAAAATTATTATTTAGATAAAGATATTGATATAAAAGGTGGTTTAAGTATAACGGGTTCGATAATTACTGTTAAATCTGAAGAAACTTTTAATAATTATAATGATCTTAATAAATTAAGTGATTTAATATATTTGGATAATAATAACTTAGATATTATAATAGAAGGCGATTTAATTATACCAGAATGTAAAAATTTTGAATTAAATATTATTGGAAATTGTACTGTATGTAATACAAAGACTTTAGAATGATATATTACATTCTGGATATATATCATAATTTATAATAGATACCATATTAAAACTTTGAATATAAATTAAATATGCTTCTGAATCATAATAATTTTTACAATATTCAGTATAAAATGTTTCAAACATTATTAAAATTAATAATTTAATATAAAATCAATTTTTTTATTTTAATTCTACTTATAAAAATAATAAGGTTATCAATAATTAAAGTAATTCTGATTCTTTCATTACTTTAATTAATCTAGTTATACCGATACCACCTCCCGAACGTTCAAAGAAATTAAAACTTAAAAATTCATTAAGTTCTCTTTCAACTCTTTCTTTTGTAAAATTACTAAATAAAATATTCGCATATGCACCATTACTTATATTATAGAATTGTTTTCTCATTTCTACTGGATCTGTAGATCGTTGAGCACTACCAATTGTTTCAATACCATTGATAATTACATCAATTTTTTTAGCATGACCTCCTTCTACGCTACTATTATCTGCTTGTTTCATATTCCAAAAAGGTGAGCTAAAATTAGGGAAATGCTTTAAGAAGAAAACGGGACCATGATCTTGTCTAAGTTTTTCTTCATGTTCATGTTCAAGTTCTTTTGTTCCATATTTTTCAGCAACATCAATATAATCACCTTCTGGATAAGTTCCAGATGGATAAAACTTATTAAAACCCAAATGATCTAATAATTCTTCTTCCATTCTTTTCATTTCTTCTATACCACCTTTCATTTCAAATTCAAACATAGGAAATATTTTATCATGTCTACCAGGAACAGGATTTGGTTCATTTCTATAACTTGTACTTACACAGAAAAATCCCTTTGCTTCTGGTTTACTTAGTAATTCATATTCTAACCACATTTGACCTGTTTGCGGTAAGGGCCAAACTTGACCGGCATAACTATATGTAGAAATAGTTTTAGGATCTTCACATGCGGCCAATATACTTAATCTACTTTGAGTATGTACTTCTTCAAATCCTTTTTTTTGAAAGAAAGCTCTGAGTTTTTGAACAACAGTATCAAATTCAGTAGTATTAATTAACCCTATTTTATCACAACTCATTTTTATTTTCTAAGATTTATTAAATCTAATTCTTTAAATAAATTTAAAAAAAATGATACTTAAATTTAATAATAATTTAAGTTTATAATGAATGATATTTATTATCCATCATCAATATTTTATTTTAATAATATAATTGCAAAAGATATTTTAAAAAATGAATATGAAATATTAAATAATTTAAATTGGGAAACAAAATTAATTGTTTTAAAAAATCAAATGTATAATTTAGATCATTTATATTATAATAATTGTCATTATTTTAAATGTAATAATAATTATTCAACAAATCAATTTGATAAATTATTTAATATAACATATTTTAATTGGTATTTTAAAGGTAAATCA